AGAACATCAGCTCAGAGCTGGCCAGGTTCTCAGCGGTGATCAGGTTGTAGGTGTTGCTCGTGGCCGACACGGTGGCCAGGTTCATCCCCGAGCCGAGCAGCAGGTGGCTGTACTTCGGCGCGGTGCCGGCGGTGCCGGATCCGCTGAGCTCGATGGGGATGGATGCCTCCACCTTCCGTCGTGCGATCAGCGGAGAGAGGGTGGAGCCAAACGAACCGTCGAGGATCTCCCGATTCAGCGATTCAGCAGACAGCGGGGTAATGCTCACATCAGCCAGCGTCACCAGGTAATCGGTGCCATTGGTGCTGGCCGTCTGCCCGTAGGTGGTTTCAGCCCTGGAGCAGACAAGAGACCTCCGGTAAAGAGACATTAGGAATCACCAAGGGCGGGGGTTGGCTGGTCGGAAAGAGAGGCCTGTTCAGCTGCGCAGACCGGCTCAGCCGCTGCAGCCACCAAGACCCAACCCTTGCCCTCCTTGGAGAGCTCAAACTCCCCCGGTTCGGTGGGCGGCGGTGGCAGCGACTTAGGGGAGGCCATCGTCGATGTTCAGCTGATAGGTCTGATACATCACAGCGTAGGAACACCTCAGCACTCCAATCTCGCCGCTCACCCGCTCGGCCTGGCGGCCGGTGGGCATGATCCCGATCACCCCGGGCAGGCTGGGCACGCCGGTGGCCTCGGCCATCAGCAGCTCATGGGCCCGGACCCAGATCGGATCGGCCAGGAGGGTGAGGGGCGCGCCGCTGATCAGGATGTCCACCTCCAGCGACATGGTGGTGGAGAGCGTCCTGTGGGTGGTCGCCGCGTCGCTCTGGGTGTCCCAGTCCAGCGCCACCGCTGGCAGCTCATTGCGGGCCAGGGCTTCGGCCCGGTCGCGGTAGACGGTGGCTGCAGCGGCGCCGGTGAGGCCAGCCTCCAGGATTGCCTTGATGCCTGCGAGGATGACTTCGGATCGGCTGGTCATGGCTTGCGCTGCTCCTGCAGGGCCACGCCGAGGGCCACGTTGGCGGCAGCGGCCCAGGCGGCCGAGGCGCCTGCCAGGGGGGCTTCACAGTTGGGCCTGTTGGCACGCAGGCAAACAACCCACCCGGCGGTCAGCAGGGTTGCCCCAGTCGTCAGGCATGCCGCGGCGAACAACAGGCAGCGGCCCAGGAACTGGGTCATAGCTTCCCCGCCCGCAGCCGCTCTTCGTGGTCTTCGAGGGTGTTCTGATGATGGGCCAGCATCTCAAGAATTTTTCCCTCAAAATTCCCAAGCCCCTTTGAGATCGCCCAAAGAGCTTTCACCCCGGAGGCTGCCGTAACGCCAACCGTCAAGGCCAGCCCCGCCAGGGCAATTGACTCAGCGACTCCCATTCTGAAGCTGGTGGACTGTGCTTAGGCTAGGGAGCCTGAGCCGCCGGGGTCACACCGTTGGGGCGGCAGACTTGTAGGGGTGGCCTACGGGGAGAAGGTTTTGCAGGTTAAATCCGGCGGGGCCGGCCAGGTAACCCTGGACCAGTTGAACGGTGGCGAGGCTGGTGCTAGGAGGGAGGACGACGATTTCCCATATAACGCCTACGAGTGGAGAGGCGTTATTGCCAATCGCCCCAAGTTGCAACGGGTGAGAAGCGTTTGCCGAGGAAGCGGCGTTTAGATCTGTGTTGTTTTTGATTTCCGCCCCGCCGTTGACCGTAATAGCCGACCTATTAGTAGCCGTTCCATTGCCTGGATTGCCGATGTGCGTGATAATTGCAGGAGTGTTGGGCGGATGCGCGTTGTCCGCTGATAGATTTACGGCTGTGAATTGGCCGCTTACCCCTCTTGTTATTAGTGCGCCAGCCCTTAGATTGCGGCCGGAAGGGAGTCTGTCATCAAAAAACAAAGAGAATCCGTGGTTAGCACTCTGAGCGGCGTTGTTTCCCAGTAGTCCATGTAGAGCGTTAGGGTCAGCGCTATTCCCGGCCTGCCATACAGCTACAATAGTTGCGCCCGCGCCGGCTGCGGTATGCAGGAAATTCCAGATTGTTGAACTAGAAGAAGTGAGCCACTGGCTTCCGTTAAATGTTAGCCCGTTTTTGCCATTTAACGGACTTCCCAGGCCAGGCTGAGCCCCGCCAGTCGCTTGGTCGAAAACGCGACCAGCCCCCAGCTTTCTGTCCCGAATCTGGGATACCCCTGTCGCAATCGTAGTTGTGGCCGTGTCATGCGGCGTGAGCCATAGCTCAGTGGTGGCTAAGCTTGGGGTCCATAAAGTTGGCTCCGCCGCAAACCTCCCCGAATTAACCCAAATGACGCTCATGCCTGCCTCTCCCATGCCAGCGATTCACGCTCGGGCGTGGTGGGGTCGTCGGCCAGGAATTGACCATCCTCGCCGCGAGCCTGCACGACGACCCACGGATCCCCGGCGGCATCGACCCATTCCTGCCCCAGCGCCGTTGCAGCCGGGCGGGCAGCACCGCCCAATGCCGCAACGAATGCCCCGGGGAGGTGCAGCATCAGGGCCAGGGTGCGCACCTCCTGGAGCAGCTCGGGGCTCACCAGTCCTTGGCGCCGCAGCGCCACCCAGGCGGCCCGGAAGTCGTCCACATCGCCACCGCCCGCAGCGGCCAACAGAGTGGCGGGCAGGCTCAAGCCAGCCGCCGGGGCCGTTGCCAAGCTGCCACTTAACAACAGATTGATCGCAGGGTGCGCCAGGAGCGTGCGCTTAAAGGTGCGCCAATCCGGCTGCGGGGCCATTGGCGGCAGCGGTGCAGCCAGCCAGCCCCAGCGCCATTCCCCTGCCTCGCGGTCGATGGTGCGGGTTTCGCCGAGGCTGTGCGTTGCGGGGTCATATTGCGGCGCTGGCTCGCGCACGATCCGCAGCACCTCGTAGCGAGGATCAAGCCCCTCGACTGGCTCCTCATCGCGGCGGGGATAGTCGCGGATCAGGCCGGTTTCAGTGTCGAACAAGACAAGGTTTTGCATGATCAGGCCCTCCGCACAAACAGGCTGACTTTGAGGCCGGCCCCGGCAACCGTTGCCCCAGGTTGGTCAATGTCAATACTGATTTCGTCTTCGTCCGCAATGCTGGTTGTGGTAATTGTTGCGGCGTTGGTAGCGGTGGTGGAGGTGGTTTCGGTAGCGTCAATACTGAGCTTTGTTCCCAGCATTGAAACACCGTTCTTATTGATGTCTATAATCAGCGTCGAGCCGGTAGGCGCTATATTTACTCCTGCACGGACGGCAACAAGTGTTCCGGCAAAATCCGCTTTGAACCTTACTTTGTTGGCCCCATTAGTAATTACGGTGGATTCATCGCCTACTGAAACCTTGTAAACATCGGTCACTACAAGGTTGCCGCTTTGGATTGAAAGCCCACCAGTTGGCGTTAGCTCCTCAATGGCCCCGGTCCCAGCCGTAAATCGGCCAGCAATCTTTCCAGTGCCGATCGTGAGGCCAGAGCCGGTGATGACGCCCGCCAGTGCCATTTCAGCAACGTTGCCGACCACCTTCTGCAAGGCCTGGAGGATTGAATCGGTCGCCGCAACGGTCCCGGCCCCTGCGGTGAATCCGGTCAGAGCCGAGCCGATCGCTCGGACGGCAGTGAAGAACAGGTTGCCGCCGGATTCCGAAAGGTCTCCAGTTCCCAGGGTAACGGCGCCGGTCTGCCCATTGATTGAACTAACGGGTGAAATGCCATTAGGCAGTTGAATCCAGTCGGAAAGAGTTGCGCCATTATTTGCAACAATTACCCATTTTGTGCTGGAGTCGCTTCGGATGCACCAGTCACCGCCTTCCCCGCGAAGAGCGAGCATTGCGGACTGGTTGGCCACCGAGCCCAGGTATTGCACCAACGCGATGGCGGGGATTTGGCTGGTGGGCACCACGCCGCCCACCAGGTCGGCTTTTGCGGTGAGCGCCGCCGGCTGCACCGCCGTATCAGCTTTTGTGCCCTGCGCTGCCGTTGCATAGGTACTGGCATCCGTTGCCGCCGCTGTGCCAAGGGTGGGCCGCCCGGAGAGGTCGCCATAGGCGCCGGAGGAGGCAACTGCAGCCAGGCCCAGGCTAGCCCGACCAGTCGCCGCGCTCAGCCCCGTGCTGCTGCCGTCCCAGCGGAGCCGCTCGCTGAATGCCGTGTTCCAGTTCGCCTGGCTGGTGTCGAGCGGCAGGCTGTAGCCGGTGGCAAACGTCACCCCCAGCGACGCTGTGCCGCTGCCACTGACGCTGAAGCCCACGGGCATTGACAGCGACGGATACCCACCGCCGCCACCGCCGCCCGTGACGACCAGGGCCCCGCCCACGATCGCCAGGTCCGAACCCAGCGCGAGCACCTGCGGCGCGCCGGTGCCGCTCTCGCGGCCCAGGATGCCGGCCGTCATGGTCAAGCCGCTGGAGCCGATCGGGCCGGCGGGCGCCTTGCCGTCCAGAGCGGTCTGTGCTGCCGTGCTGATCGGCTTGTTGGCGTCGCTGGTGTTATCGGCGTTGCCCAGCCCAACCGTTGCCTTGGTGGCCAATGCGGCGATAGCGCTGGCCGGCGCATCCACGGTCGCGCCGCTTTGATCCATCGGCACCCGTTCGGCGCCGGTCAGAGTCGCTGCGTTCGGCAGCCCTGTGATCGTGACATCGGCCATGGGCTCAGGCTAGGGAGTCCTAAAGCGTGACCAGGTAGCGACCGTCCTGGGTCATCAGGCGCAGGCCGGAAAGGGTGGTGATGTTGTTGGCGGTGACGACAGCTGCCACCTTCATCAGCGGGATCCGGCACCAGGCTCCAGGGTCAATCCGCTGGGGTTGCATCTCGACCTTGTACGATTCGCCGCCGACCGTGATGGTCTGGCCATAGCCGAGGCCGCCGAACTCAGCGGTCAGTGCCTCCAGCATGTAATCAATTACGGTCACCTCACCGCCAAGGATGACCTCGCTGTTGAGCTTTAGAAATCCTCGCCCTGAAGCAGCGCCAGCAACAACGCCGACGCTGCCCAGGCGGTCAAGGGCCACCCGGTTGGCTGATGCTTCCAGGGTGGCCCAGCCCATCAGAAGGAGCCATTCAGGCGGACACTGCAGGTGGAATCACCATCGGCGCAGGTGGCAGTGAACACGCCGATCAGCGTGTTGCTGGTGGACACGGCGGTAACCAGCTTGGTGCCGGTGATGAAGTACGCCTTAGCGCCTTGCGATCCGCCAGAACTGGCAGCGGTGGACTTGGCGAGGGAGTAGACGCCTTCAAGCTGGAATGGGCCCGTCTCGCCGCTGGCCAGGTCAACGGAAGCGACGCCAAAAATAGAGCCAATGATTGCGCCGCCGCCGCTGGAAACGGCATAGGGAGCGGCGAGATCGAGGGACTTGCCCTCCTGGATGTAGTTCTTCACGGGGTTGCCTCAGGGTTTGAATTGAGATAGGCCGGCGATCCCGGCCCAGAGTCATCCGGCTCAGACGCCGGTGGAACGGTAGAAGCCGCGCCAGTCAGCCAAGGTGGCGTAGAAGTCGTGGCGCACCAGCATCTCCACGCCGTCCGGGTTGCGCTTCTCGGTGGTGGTGATCGTCGGGCCGCCTTCGCCGGCCAGGTAGCCAAACTGAATCATGTCGATTCGGTTGGGGTTAGCGGCCAGATACCATTGCGCTGTGCTATCCGCAGAAAGGCGTGCTTCAGAGATGATCTGCATCGAGCCGGCAAAAGGATTGACGGAAGCCAGCGCAGATGGCGCGTATTGAATAGGATTCACAACTTGCGCTGCCGCAGTTTCCAGTTCAACTGGCACAATCAGATAAGCGGGAGGCAGGTTAAGCGGAACGTTGACGGGGGGCTTGCTGTCGTCAGGGGCCGTTTGCTTTTTCATTTTAACCTTACCAGCATCAATCCCTGCAATACTGATTGGGCCGGTGCCGGTGTTGTTGTGCCCAGAAGCAAACAAAGCCTGCCCGTCAAGGCTGACGGTGGCGCCGTTAGACCCATCGGTTATCAAGGCCCAAACAATGTTCGATTCCAGCAAAGCGCAGCCATAGCCCATCTTTGATGGCAAGCGATCCAGCGCAGACAGATCGTCATTGATTAGCATTTGCCGGCTAATCATCAGACCCTTGCCGTAGGTGCTGAGCTGATAGGTGGTTTTCCCATCGCTCATGGTGCCAAACTTATACTCGCCATCTTCAAGCACCTTTTCGGGGACAATGGTGGCATTGAGCTGCACCAGGCTATTTTGCTTGAAATCGTTGTTGTCTGATTGATTTGCCAGTGGGCGCCAGGTTTGCACCTCTTGATCGTAACCACGGGCAAGGGTTTTGTTTGCCGTGTTGAGGAGAATGTTCGTCAGATCAGAGGTGGTGTGGAACGCCCGCTCGATCAATTCGCTGATGCCCAGCATGCGAACATCGGAGCGGCTGAGGCCACACATGGTCTCCAGGTACTCGGCGGCCATCTCGCGGGTGGTCATCCGCTGGTATTGGCGGCCCAGTTCGGTGGGCTGCTTGATGGCGCGGCAGCGGGCGTCGATGCCCTCCTGGAAACCACGCAGCAGGGTGTCTCCAGCGTCGCGGGTTACCTCGACCCGGGCAGGGTGGCCGGCGGCCACAGGAGACTTAGCCTCGACCGCCACACGGGCGGCGCGCACCACTTCGACCATCACGCCGGGGAGATCCTTGCCGGCGGTGGTGCGGATCAGCTCCTGCACGGTGGATTCGGTGAGGCCGCCAGCACCGGCAGCGCGGCGAATGTGAAGCTCGCGAGCCACGTCATCAGGGCCAGGCTCCGGAGCCTGAGCAGCGATAGGTGCGGGGATGGGGGTCGGTTCGGTCACGGCAGTAGCCTCGGGAGTGGCAGTAGCAGCCGGGTCGCCCCCGGCCAGTTCAGTTGCTGTGGTCATCGGGGGTTCCATTGAGGGGTGTTCTGTTTCATCCGCCGAGCGCATGACGCTCGCCGGATCCTGGCCAGCAATGACCAGCGACACAGCAATCGGTTCCCAATCGGTGGCCCGATCGAGCGGCTGTGTTGCGCTGGCCCGCTGCCAGCCGTAGATCCGAGCGTCAACAGAAAAACGCGCAGATCCGTTCCTGAGGCGTGGGATGGCAATGGCCATCGCTTCCTCGGGACCGTCAACCTGAACCGTTCCGATCAAGGCAGCAGAGCCGTCATCGGCGCGGCCCAGGTCCATCGATGTGATCGCTCCCCAGCAGGAGGCTGAAGAACGCTGGTGGTCGATGTCGGTCGGCAGCGGGCGCATAGGCCAGCGGATCGCCGCTCGCTCATGCACCAGCTGCACGCCATCGCCTACATCCGCATCGGTTGAGATGATCACCGTTGCGGTTCTGGTCTCTTCGTTCCATGAGGATGGAGAGATCAGCGCCATTCGCTTACAGGCTCGGGAGCCTGTTTCCAATGGCATCGCGGTAGGAATGGTCTCGGGCATGGCTTTATGCTACCGATGGCGGGAGAGTGGCCCCCGGATCCGGGACGCCAGATCCTGCGGGGCGGGCCTGGGTGACGCCAGCATCAGAAACGAGCTTGGCGTCAACGGATAGAGCCAGGCCTTTTTCGCGGGCGCTGGCTAGGTCTTTAGCGAGCTCTTCCAGCACCTGGGCAGGCACATAGCCCAGCGAGCGCTGGACCTCAGATAGGCTGGTCAGGCCGCCCCGGATCGCCGCCACCAGGGCCGGGATCTCCTCGGCCGGGTTGATCATCTCCCTGCGAGGAGGCGTCCAGAGCATCCGGCCGTTGACCCTGTTGGCCATGCCTGCTTGAACCACAGCAACAGCGAACCACTGCGAAACAGGGTTCAAAAGCTGCGGGATTGCAATGTTCCATCGCCAGTGGCTCACGTTCCGGTGAAACTCCAGCCACCCCATCCGGCCGCTGGAGAAGTTCACCTCAGAGAGGATCCCGGTGAGCGCTTCAAATGTGATCCCATAGCCGGCCGCCACGGAATGCAGGTGATGGCGCTGCATCTCAATGAAGTTCCCCGCGCTGGGCGGGGTGCTGAACCTGATTTCCTTCCCTGGAGGCAACACCTCAATGGCGCCGGGCTCCAGTTTCTCAAACAGGGTCGGGATTGAAGCGTCCGGGTTTTTGGGATCAACTGGCGCATCGTCCGGGTTGGAGTCAGTGACAAATGCGGTGAAGCACGCCGCCACCTTTTCGAGCATCAGGCGGGCTTGCGCATGGTCTCCGATGTCCCGCAGCGTCAGCAGCGAAGATGCGCCCCATGGAACACCGGTTGCCTGCCCAGGCCGGCGCACGTCGTAAACGTGGCAGATTTCCGAGGCCTCGATCAGATCAGAGCCCAGCCGCGACTGGCGCCAGTCGCTCTCGCCTGGGTGGTTCTTCCTGATCCAGTAACCAGTCAATCTGCCTTCATCGTCGTATTGCTTGCCAAATACGATTGAGGACCCGTTATCTTTCGACATGTCGAGCCAATCCGGCTCTAGTACTTGCAGCGTCAACGGTGGCAAACCTTGCAGGATCAGCCGCTCATCAATCCGCCGCCTGACCAGGCAACTGCCGCGGACTGCGATGGTGCGAGCTAACAGCGCCTGCAGGCCATAGAAGTTTAGTTTGCCGTAAAAGTCACAAGCCGTAGAATCGGCCCAATCATTCCATAGCTGCGAATACTTTTTGTTTTTATTGACTGGTTCTCCTACAATTCCTTCACCAATCCAGTTATTTACAATGACCGTAATAGCCTTGCCTGCCCAGGAGTCGGAGTCCACCTGATCCTGATGTCTTGAGACAATCCGCTGCAGCACTTGCCGCAGGTCGGCGTTAGGGCCTCGGCTGCGTTCGTGCCAGCCATCTGTGCGGCGGGATTGCTTGCCAGCTTCGTAGGCGCGCAGGTTGGCTTTATATAGCTCAGACTGTAAAACCGTGACTTGCTTTTCAAGCGTTGCGCGATTTCCTGTGCCAAACTTCTCGCGTTTTCCCATCGCCTAGGCTCTCTGAAAGGTCTGGTAAATGCGGCGGACTGGCCTGGCTTGCCCTGCTTCAACTTCGGCGGCCATCTTTCTTTCGGTCTCCAGCATCTCTGCCAGGCTGCGGTAGGTCAGTTCTCGCCCATCCGAAAACCGGACCTTGAGCACGCCTTCGGCGATCGCCGAACGCAGCTCCGCTAGTTGCTCTGCTGTGTAGCTCATGCCTGCAGTCTACCTACCAGTAGTTGCTAGTCCGACGCTTGGGTGGCCGCTGTGGCTTGGGAGTCTGAGCCTGTGCCTGTGCCAGCTGCGCCTCAAGCTGGTCCCACATGGTGCCCTTGGCATACCCCCGCTTGGTTAGCTCCAGCATCGCGAGGCAGTAGACCTCCATATCGAGCGGCTCGTTGCGGGCCTTTGATGGGTTCTTCCATTCATCTATTGCAAATCCTTTGGAATCAAATCTAGTTATCAGTTTTTCACACGTAAGGCCCTTGAGATATTCATCGCCGTACGTGGTCGCGTTCTGGCCGAAGTGCATAAAGCCCGGCCCCGGCTGCTCAATGCCCAGCCTGGCATACACGGTCCGCTTTAGCGTGTGAACGCCAACCATGTAAAGTGTGACGCCTTTCTTTATTACTCGACCGTTTTTGTTTACGTCCTGCTTTGTGCCTTTGTTTAGCGCCAGTGATTCTTTATCGTTGCTTCCTTTGATTGCCACAACTCCCTCCTTGACCCTTTCACGGCAGTAGTCGTAAGCCTCATGCGTGAACGATCCTCCTGTGTCAACGGCAGTTCGGCGAACCGCCATGCTGCCGCCGCCTTCGCGGGTAAATTCAGTCTTGCGGATTGCGTCGATCTGCCGCCATACCTCTTCTTGTGCCGGGTTTCCATATACTCTTTCATGCCAAATTAACCAGCTCTCCTCCCCCTTGCCGTACCCCTTTACCTGAATCTCAAGCCAGGTATTCTGAACATCGACCGCCGCCAGCAGCAGCAGCACGCCATCAGGGCAGAACCCTGTCGGGTATGGATTCAGCGCTGCCCGCTCCATCAGTCCATCGGCGCTCACCTTGGCGATGGCCTGGTCTTCCCAGGCCTCGGCGGCTCGTTTGTTGACCCAGCCCTTGAGCAACATCGTGTCGTCCTTGGCCCGCAAGAACTCGTCGCGGATCTTCTCCCAGCTCAGCCAGCCATAGGGGGCGTACCAGCCGGGGAGGTGAAACCCAGCCGTCTCCCCGTCTCCCTTCGCGTTGGCCCCCCACCGGCCGCCGGTCAGCATGGCGACCTTGTGGTGCTGGGCCAGCCGCTCACCGCAGGCCGGGCACTGGCACCACACCTCGCCATCCGGCCGATCCCACACCATGTGTTCCCGCCAGCGAAGCACCTCACGCGACCCGCAGCAGGGCAGGAATGCCGCGTAACGGCGCTGGTCGCTCCTGGTCTCGAACTCCCACGTAATCCGACACGCCCCCCGGGTGCCCGGGGTAGATGTGATCAGCGTCTTTCGGTCTGGGAAGTTGGTCTGTCTCGCCTCAGCGTTCTCGATCGGGTCGCCCTTGTCGTCAATCTCAAGCGGCAGACTCGACGCCTCATCGACCCAGAGGTTCTGCGCCGGCATCCCCTGGGCGGCGCTGCCGCTGTTGCCGCCGATGATCGACAGCAGCATGTCCCCCTCAAACTCCTTGAGAAACATCGCGTTGGCTGCGTCCCGGCTCTTGGTGCTGATTTGCTTTGCCCGCACCGCCGGGGTGTCCTTGAACAAGGGATCAAGGCGCTGCCGCACCTGTCGCTTGGCGAATGCCTCGGTAGGGAACAGGATCAGGAACGGCGCGGGGTCCATGGCGATCGTCCGCCCCAACCAGTTGAGCCCGCACTCAGTCTTGGCTCCTGACTGGCTGCCGAAGATCAGGATCACGCGCCTGATCTTCTTCTCCCGAGGGCTCAGGAGGTCCATCGGCTCTTTCAGGAATGGCACGCGATCGGTGCGCCACTGGCCTGGCTCTGAACTGCTGCGGCGGGTGAGCTGCCGCTCAGCATCGGCCCACTCGCTCACAGTCAGATTCAGCGGCGGCTGAATGGCCTCGATGAAGGCATCCTCATAGGCCTGTGCGGCATCAGGCATCCTTGAGGCCCTTCAGTGCTCCCTCGATCTCTTGCTCAAGCAGGGCGCGCACATCCTCGGGATCACTCATCGCCGCCAGCCTGGCCGCGTTGCGGCTTGGGATGATCAGCAGCAAGTCGCGCACCTGTCGCGCCAGCTTGGCGGCCCTGGTCCGCACCTCGCTCAGACTGCCAACCTCCTTTCTTTCCATCAGTGCGGCAAGCCTTGCGCGTTCTGCGTTGTAGTGCTCCTTTCTTTTGATGCTGACATCTATAGAAGGGATTTCATCTTCTGGCAGCTCCTGAATAAAAGCCTGCAGATCCTTGTTGCTTGGGATGGCGCCCGGCGGCGAGACGCCTGCAGCAGGCGCAGTAAGTGCGGCAGGCGCCACAGGGCCTTTGCCCTTGTGGCTGTTGCGGACCTTCGCGGCATCCCATAAACGGTCGGCCACGTCGGAATCGATCAGCACCTTGCCGTCCCGCTCCACAAGCGCTGGCTTGATGCGGACCTTCTTCGCGTCCTGAACCGTCGGGGCACTGCAGCCTCTGTGCCTGGCGTAGTCCGCCTGGTTCATCAACGGCATGGCATCGCCTCACCCCTTAGCCTCACCCTTAGGCTAAGCACTAACCTAATGCTAGGCGGGGACAGGCTGGGGTAGGGGTTTGTATAGCTTTAGGGCGATCAGATAAGGCTAGCCTTGCCTCACTCGCTAGGAAAAATCTGGGATCGCTAGGACCGGCACTTAGTTTTTTGGGCCAAAGGACCCTGCGACCGGGGGCCACCCTTACCGCCCGCCATACCCCCGGGCGATGTCGCCGAGCTTCTTCTCGAACCCTTGCCTGAACTCGTCGTTGATCAGTCGCGCTGCGTCGTTCTGCAGCCGCTGAGAGTGGCGCCCTTCACCCAGGAAGATCGAGCCGATCGAGGGGCCATAGACCGCGTGCAGTTTGCCCTGGCTGTCCTTGCGGAACACCACCTGATTGCCGCCGTTGCCGAGGGCAACGAACGCGCCACGGTAAGCCCTGCGCCCCTCGGCCCTGAGGATCGTGGCGGTGAGCGGTCGGCCTGGCTTGGCTGGCTTGCCCCATCCCCTGCCGCGGCCTAGGCCAGGCTGGCCACTGCCTCTGGTGCCGGGCTTCATGCCGAACTGCGTGAGGGTTGGAGGGCGACGGCGAGAAAAGCTGATCGTTGCCGATAGGCCATCAGGCGCGATGTATGCCCTGCTGATGTCTCGCTTGATCCGTGCCGCTTTCAGGTTGTAGGCCTCGCCGATGCCCTTGGCTACCTGCGTTTTGATTGCACCTGTGGCCTTGGCGATCCCTGCCCGGTTCGCCTTGGCGAAGGTCTTTGGGTCGGTGAACTGCAGCATCTTCTGCAGCTGGCTCAGCCCCTCGATCTTCAGCGTGATCCCCGCCATCAACCAATCCCCAATCCATGCCCCTAGTCTGCCGAGGTCTCAGGGCTTGGCGAATCGCTGCTGCCCATAGGCAGCGATCAGCGCAGCCTCGGCTACACCGTCGTCCTTCCTCTTGCTCCACAGGTGGGAGAAGGCTGGAAAGGTGCGAGTGGCGATTGCGATAGCCGCGGCCTTGTCCGCCGGGACGCTCATTGCCTTTTTCCACACCGCGGGGCGGACAATGGAAAAGGGGAGCATTCTGCCCACCAGAAATCCGCGCAGATCGCCATAGTTTTGCCCGGTGCGGAATGACGACGCCACGCCCTGCCGCGGCATGGATTGCTGCTGCTCGATCCATGCGTGGTTTGGATCCCATGCGGCGAGGGTGGCACGCACCGCTGCGAGATCGATCTCGCCTTTGCCGTTGAGGGTGAGCACCGGCATAGGGATGGCGGCCAACTCATCGCCGCAAAGCAGCGCAAGCCCGCCGTTCAGGCCTGGGTCAATGCCGAGAATGCGAGAGTTCTCCATGCGCTCAGGGTGGCAAGGCTGAGGGTAGATCGCCAGGGCCGATCCTGCGCTCGCACTCGAAGGCGACGATGGCCGGCGGGTCGATCCAGCCCCAGTAGCCCGTAGCGGTGCGGCGCAGGCAGTCTTCGCAGCCCTCGCGCCAGTGCTGCTCGCCATCCTCAAAGCTGCCAACCCCAAGGCAGCGAGCGACATCAGCGGGAGGTGTGCTCACGCCACCGGCCCCAATCGCTTGATCACCCAGTGCGCGCCAGGGCCTGTGCGCCTGGTGGCGTCGAGCAACTGATAGGCCCGCAAAGCAGCCATGCGGCGGGAAACCCATGGTTGGGTGCAGATCCATCGGTCCTGAAGCTCGCGAACGGTCACCTCGGAGCCTGGGCCCAGGAATGCGTCCAGGTCCAGGCAGTCGAGCAGCACGCGATCCGGCACGCGGCCGCGGAGGGGCAGGAGAGCGCGGGCGAAATCGATCACGGCTGCACCCCCGAAGCCGGGGCAATCAGGTTCCCAACTGCCCAGGCGCGAACAGATAGCCAGCGGCGGCGGCGTGATTGTTCGTCATTGCGCTTGCTGCCGCACTCGTTCTGAGCGACGACAGCGTTAGCAAGGGTTTCGCTGATTGCAAACGGCTCGGCCAGTTCGCGCCAGTCCACGTCTTCATCAGTCGGATCAAAGCGCAGCGGCACAGCCTCCAAGCCTCGTTGAAGCCTGACGGCGCCAAGGGCGCACAGACATCCAGTCTCGGGATCTTCAAGCGCTCCGGCTGCCAGCTCTGGCACCGGTAAGGCGTCCAGGCCGGCGATCAGATCGCGCAGCAGCCGCTGACCACGGCGGCCACGGATGGCGCTTCGGAGCGCTCCGGCGGCCTGGCCCTCCGTCCACGGCTCATAGTCGTAATCATCGCGATCGCAGTAGCGGCTCATGGCTGCCCCCCCTCCCCCAGCGTCGCCAGGAAAACGCGAACGATCGCGGCATTCTCGCCACCCAGCTTCCGTGCAGCCTCCCGAGCCTGGGCCAGGGTTGGCGGGGGCGGCGGGAGGCTGTGGAGGTTGTCGGCCATTTCCAGCAAGGAATGCAAACGCGATGGAAGCCCCTCGCAACCAGGAAAAACCTGCAAAACCGCTTCCCGCAGGAATGCGGCGAGATACCGGCGATGCCAGCCAGGCTTGCTTACATCAAGGTGACGATCTGCCTCGCGCAGTGCCCTCTCGGCCTCCGGCGTCAGCTCCGGGAACTCAAAGTGGTGGCTCATGGCTCTGTCCCCTGTTCAAGCGCAATCAGCTCGGCAGCTAGGTTCTGCTGAATGGCGATGACCATGAACCTGATCCAGCTGCCGGGGCCGTCCTTGATCTCGTCGGCTTCTAGGATTGCATCGGTGG